TGGCCTCGGCTATGCAGGAGACCGAACCGGAACGGTTTGAAAGGTTACAGCAGCGCATCCACAATGTCACGGAAAGTATGGGGAATACTTTGCTCCCTACAATCAATGACTGTATGGGAACAGGGGAAAAGGTTCTTACGAAGGTCAGTACATTTATTGAACAGAACCAGGAACTTGTCCGGATCATTATGCTTGTGGCACTTGCCATTGGTGGATTCTTGGCTATTGGAGGCACGCTTATCACAGTGATCTCCGGAGTCGGCCTCGTCATAACAAAGTCGATCGGAGCCTTCAAAATGCTAAAGGCCGGATTCCTGTTAGCAAAGGGAGCTCTCGTCCCGCTTATATCAAGCGTATGGAGTTTTACGGCAGCGCTCTTGGCTAATCCTGTGACCTGGATTGTTATAGGTATTGTAGCCTTAATCGCAGCTCTGGTGCTGCTATATAACAAGTGTGAATGGTTCCGGGATGGGGTCAACGCAGTACTTGGATTTTTAAAAGAATCATTCGGCACAACCTTCCAGGCAGTCATTATGATTTTCCAAGGAATTGGAGAGATTATTGGTACAGTTATGGGGGCAGCCAAAGAAACTGTAACACAAAATTTAGATAATATGCAGGCAGCATATGAATCCCATGGCGGCGGCATTCAAGGTATTATGGCGGCGGCCATGGAAGGTGTCAAGGGCTTTTATACATCTGGTTTCACCTTTATTGATAACCTGACAGGCGGCAAACTTTCAGAGATCAAAAATAAGTTCCAGTCTAATATGGGCGGCATTGTACAGGGCGTTTCTCAGAAGTTCACTGAGGCGCATACCGCTTTTTCAAATGGGTTGAACAATATCAAATCCTCTGTTGAGGGAGCTGTAACATGGTTCTTTTCATCGGGACAGCGAGTTGTCTCTACCTTTGCAAACGGCATCCGCTCCGCTTTTTCCAGCGCGGTCGATGCTGTAAAGGGCGGCTTACAGCGTATCCGTAATATGCTCCCCTTCTCCGATGCGAAGGAAGGCCCGCTTTCTACATTGACTCTTTCAGGCCAACGGACAATGACAACCTATGCTCACGGCCTTATGCTGGCACAGAATGCGCCTGCTGAGGCTATGGAAATAGGTCTTACACGGACGAAAGCAACACTAGAGCGGGAACCTGTGAAGAAGGTCAGCCTAAAAGATACCAGTGAACAGAATGGGAGTTCCGTCGATGGTGGCGACCACAGCTCTGGAGGCAAGCAGGTCATCATCCAGAAATTGCTTATGCAAGTTGATCTTAAGAAGATTAAAGATTTACAGACACTCCTCAGCCTTCTCAAGGAGATTGAGGATATAACCAATAGTAACGGGGACGAAGATCCAAGTGGGGATCCGGATGCCATACCAACACCAGCATAGAAGGGAGAACGGCCATGATCTACGTTGAAGACCAGCTTATTAAGCTGAACGGAGTCGTCCTCCCTGGTCTTGTAAAAAGCATCGAGGTTACGGAGACGGCAAAGGTCGATGAACAGGAAGTCGAAGGCAGTGCTGCTAAACCAAAACAGGCGACAGGCTATGAAGACGCAAAAATCAATATCGAGCTCATCATTGATGATACCCCGACTCAAAATAAATTTGAGCGGTATGCTACGCTCCGGGCAATTTTTAGGACATCTGGTCAGAGCGTTCCGCAGCCTATCCCTATTGTGAGCGAAGACACAGCAGTCCATGGGATTGATAAGGTCATCTTCAAAAAACTCACCCACAAAGGTGAGAATAAGAAAGGCCAGCTTACGGCCAACCTTGAACTCTGGGAGTATATTCCCCAGACAATAACTGCTATTCAAAACAGTAATTCGGGCAGAGCCAAAGCATCTTCTGGAGTCTCTGAAGCTCCAGATTCCCAGAGCAATCTTTCGGACAACTATAAAAGTTACTTAAGTACCAAAAGGGGAAAATCTCCTGCAATTGACAATGCAAGCCCATCAGCAGCAATGGATGGCATTGCAAAGCTCCCATACTGAAGGAGGGAAATATGGAGGCCACAGAGTTATATTATCCGCAGGCAGCGGCGCGGGCAGGCCCCTACACCTTAACACAGGGTGTTGAATTTGAGGTTTATTCCGCCAAGTCATCCTATTTTGACTGGGCCAAGATACGTTTCACAGAAGGGTACCGCCCCAATATCATACTGGAAAAGAAAGCACCTGCAGCAGTCCAGTTAGGGTATGGCGGCGTCCTGGATGATGTTTTTACAGGCTACGTCGCAGTTCCTTACAATGGCGGGGCCTCGATAAATGAGATTGTGCTGAAAGACGAAATGCTGATTCTGGAAAGCACAGTCATTAACGATACGTTTCTTGATACAACTCCACAGGAGATGATCTCATTTATTTTGGCAAAGGCTGGTTTCTCAAAGATGAAACTATCAGAAAAAGGCTACCCAACCCGCAAGATGCTCCCGATCAGGCAGCAAAATGCTGTCCAGGCAATCAACACCATTAATGCAGCCTGGGGGATTAAGGTTCCTTTCTTTTTCTCAGGAGGCGTTTTCTATTGGGATGAGAAACCGGAACAGAAAAAGGTTTATTCCTTTGAATATGGGGTAAATATCCTTGGACTGAACCGTACTGGAGGTGTGTGGGAGTTAGAGACGGTCAGCGCACCGTTTGTGAAACACTCCCACAAAATAGTGGTCGTCCATCCACAGATCAGCGGAGAAGTAGAAGTTTCGAAGGTTGTCTTTGCTACCAACGATTCTGGTTTTATCCGCACCTATATCTATTTCTAAGAAGGGATGCATCATGCTTCAAGAAGCAGTTAATGTTGTTATGGAAAAGGTCATTGATGTTGATTATCCACATTTGCGGCTGCCTACTGTTGTTTTTGCCAAGATAGTTACTGCACGGAAATGCGGAACCTATGATGTTACTGACCTTTCTATCACGGATGAAAGTACAGGCCGGGTATTCCCCGCACATATTACTGCCAACTGTTATGAGTATGGTCTGGCCGTAATTGATCGGTTTGGGAATAATGACTCACGCTTTCCGGCACTACCGGGAATCAAATCTAAGAAACAGTTCCAGAAAGGAGCTGTGGTTGCTGTCGGGCTGGCCTATGGGGACCTTAATCCGGTAATTATCGGGGAGGTGAATCTATGACAGGCTTATTTGATACGGACATCCGTTTGAATGACTTCTGGCAGCTCACCCAGGCTGCAGATGGTGATGCTCCCCTTTGTTCTGGGTTGGACTGTCTCTATCAAAATATCGCTCTTGAGGCAGTTACACAACCTGGGGATGTGTTCTATGATCTGGAATTCGGTTGGGGCCTGTATGACTTCATTCAGTCAGAGGACTCAGAACTTACCAGGCTTGAAATCACAGAACGGGTGAAAACGAAACTAAGAAAAAGGGAAGTTATCATTCCTGAAAGTATTCAAACCACAATTGATTTTAAAGAAGATAAGTACCTGCTTTACTGCTCATTCATTTTTAATACAGAGAGTGAGCCACGAAACTTAAATGTCATCATCGGGGCGGTTACGGTGGAGGTGATCACAGAATGATCGATGAAGAAATACTTGACGAGGTTCTTCCGGTTCCTGACCTTATGGAACTAAAAGAAAAGAAAATTGCAGAGCTGAAGGATGAGGGATTTGTTATTACAAATTTCCATTCCGGCGGTGTGTTCTATACAGCCCTCATGATTGTTCTTCGTGTTAAGATTGAGCTACTGCAGCTTGCCCGGACAATACTCAACAATATGTTTGTAACCCATGCCTCAGGAATATGGCTTGATCTGAAAATGGCAGACTATTCCAAAAAACGTAAGAAAGCCCAGAAAACACAAGGGTTTGTTACAATAACACGTCTTGAGGCTGGCGGGGAGGCTATTAAGATTCCGAAAGGGCAGGTGTTTAAAACGACCCGCGATATTAACGGCGATGAACTTCGTTTCTTTTCATGCCAGCCGTCTGTACTTCTGCAAAATGCAGCATCGGTGGATGTACTTGTAGAGGCAGAAATAGAAGGAGCACGCTATAATGTTCCGGAAGGACAGATCACCCGTAGCATTACTTACCTGGGGGATGTTGAAATCAGCAATAAA